TCTCGATCTTGCGCTTGTTGAAGATGACGACAGAACTCCTCTAGAAAATCGTAGAATTGACCGGAAATACTGGCGTCTTCGGCTACTTCCATAATGGCACTTTCGTTTTCGCGCATCTCCATCATTAAAACACCAATCCGACTTTCCCAAGATGCTTTTGCAACGGACCGTGGCATGATATTGAGTTGTTCCATACAACTCTTTTGAAACGCGGGTTGTGACATAAGACCTTCGGTATCTAGCTCTAGCGGCTCGCCGTTCACGTCCAGAAACCAGACGGGCGGAGTAGAGTTGTATTTGCGGAGGTTTGCTATCGGTACACCCGCAACCGCTGCACCTACCCCAAATTTCATTGTCCGGCAGAGGTCTTTGTTGCAGTGTGCATTTATCGGCGCGTCATTGCACTTATAGGCATAGTCCTTACGCTGAACCTGTTTAGCTACGATATTGACTTCATTTAGAGGTAGCGGTGGTTCAAAATATTCCATGTTATATTTTAATATTTCGTTTTCCCAACTGTCTGGAAACGCTTTGCGTAGATAAACACCTACGTTGAATAAACCATTATTTCGTCCACCTTCAGATATTTTCATCTTTGCCAAGATCTTGAGACACGGCGGTCCGCCCTTAAAGTCTGATATATTAGCGGTGCTTTCGACTTGTATCTTTATAATCTGCTCTAAAGTCTGCTTGTGCGCCTCGTACAGTTCGATAAACTCTTCTAGGGTTGCAGAGGTCCCATCATCCAGAAAGGCATACCGTAACCCGTCCTCTGCGTTGTAGTATGGTAAGTTAAGAAAGTTTCCGACGTCTCCTCGATCCAGATGCAGCTTTACTTGCTTTGGGAAGATTTCACTGTCCCCATAGCCAAGTGCCGCAGAAATACTTTGTAGCGACTTCTGCATATCTCTTGCCTCGACCCATTCGGATGAAAAAAGAAAGCAGTGTGCCCCACCTGATTTTGATCGACACACGATCAAAGGTAATTTTAAACGCCTAATCTTCTCAATAAGGAGCTTGTGATCGAGCGGGTACTGGTCAATGTCTATGCATCCCCAGACGCATTTGTTTTCAGAATTAATAGGGATAATGCCGACTGAACTGCCTTTACCAGAAAGATGGCCCTCCCAGAGTTTATTGGTCCGTGGTTCACGAACTATGGCCGCTTTGCCCGTATTTTTTCCATTCAGGGCTTTCCGCTCAACTGTATAGGTGCCATATGCTTCTTGTAGACCATCAAAGATAGTCATAAATTTGGTGACTGACATGGGAAACTCCAACGGGATGGGGCGGCTAATTACCGCCCCGATTAAAAACTAGAACGGTACTTCGTCACTAGATTTTCTATCCTCGTCGTGTTCGTGTTTAACCACAACATCGCCCGATTTTATACTGTGGGCAAAAGCTTTTGCTCGACTATATAAGTCTGAAGATGTTACAGGCCCGCTGCGAGACATTTCCCAGCCGTGCCAACTGCCTTTTGAGTTTTCTTCACTTACCGTCTTTAATTTATATATCATGCCGTAGCGTGGCGGTGTAAAGGGTCCGTTTTTGCCCTGTATGATGGCACTTGACATCATTGAGTTCCACTTTCTACTTTTTTTCAACTGCGTAGATTTCATAGCAATTAACGCCTGATCACAAGAGCCATCTTTACCGATAATCATAACGTAGTGTTGGTGAGTCTCTTCGATGTATTCGCCTGACCCATCCTTTAGGTAATCCTTGTTATCATCACGATCTCTTTCGGTTTCTGGGCAATCGCTTCGATTTTTATAAATCGCGCTCGGAGCCCCTGATCCACTGCCTCTAGGTGACCACTGGATGTATACCCGCTCATAATGACAAGGTAAAACGTCTATACCTTCCCTTCCTTTGTAGACCTCATCAGTAACAGTATTTACGAGGTCACCACGTTTAGCGTTTTCAAGTTCGTCAAGTTTTGGATCTAACCCCGACAATACTTTAATAAACGGAAGGGCCAGATCCTCCTGCCCCAAATTCGAAACTCCCGCCCCAGCGTCGATTTCCATAAAGGAAACGTCATTCGAAAGTTCTGTAGTCTTTTCTTTTTTTGCGACCGTACTAGCCATTATTTATCTCCTTTAATTACAGCACGTTGTCCAACATATACGTCAAAAATCTCGGAAGGGCCTGTTTCTTCGCCCTTTTCAATTCGCTCTTTGACCCAAGCTTTAAGTGTACTCGGATGTACACTTTCCTGTTGTGTTACAGGCACTTTATTTTTTATAGCCAAAGCTTTAAAATCGTAGGCTTGTCTGTCCTCTCCCATTCCAAAACTACAGCTAATTACGTTTTTGACCAAATCGCCGTAGCCGTTTTCTCTCAGCCACGCGTGTGCGCTCGGTCTTTGTTCGACTAGAATTGAAACACCGTATATATTTTTGATTTCAACTTTAGAACCGTTTTGTAAAGTAAAGGCCTTTAAATTTGCTTCACCCATCGCAGCGGGTAAATCTTCGTCTGTTAATTTCAAAAGGTTACGTTTTGCAGCTTTTAGATCACGTTCGAGATCAGCTATGTATTTCTGCTCATCTTCAATTTTTTCTGCAATCTGTGCAACATTTTTTAAGTCGTCTTGCACCACTTCTTGGACTTTTGGAGAAATCGTTTTTCCGAACTCCTTCTCCATTTCAAACAATAAATCGTTCATCGTTGTTCCTTTGTCGTTGTTAAAAGCTTTTTTTATAAGCTTGACTAGTCTTATATGTTCTTATATACCGTGTGTCAAGCAAAAAGGAATTAAAAAAATGTACGAGTTTAAGACCACCCCCTTTTCTCATCAGAAAAAAACTTTAGATAAGTCTTGGAAAGACACGTTTCATGCACTTTTTATGGAAATGGGAACGGGAAAAACTAAAGTAATTATAGATAATTTAGCAAAACTTTTTGAAACAAATGAAATTAATTCTGTACTGATTCTTGCCCCCAAAGGTGTTTATGACAATTGGGTGCGGGGCGAAATACCTCTCCATTTGCCAGATCGAATCAAACGAAAAATAGTAAGATGGCGTCCTACTCACTCTCAAGCCTTCGCAAAAGAACTAGAAGACTTAATCTTTGATAAATTTGAAGGATTAAAAATTTTAGTAATGAATATTGAAGCGTTGTCCACGGCCCGTGGTCCAAAGACCGCGGGCAGTTTTTTAATACATAATCCAGATAATATGATCGTTGTAGATGAAAGCACTACAATTAAAAATCGAAAAGCTACTCGAACTAAAAATCTTATGGTTTTAAAGAAATATTCTAGATACAGACGAGTTCTGACCGGGAGCCCTGTAACTAAAAGTCCCATGGATTTATTTAGTCAATGTATGTTTTTGTCGGAAGAGGCTTTAGGGTTTAGCAGCTATTATGCCTTTCAAAACAGGTATGCCGTTGTACAACAACGAGTTATGGGTGCGCGTTCTTTTCAAGAAATTGTAAATTATCGTCGTTTAGATGAGTTATCTGGACGTTTAGATCAATTTAGTACGCGTATTTTAAAAGAGGACTGCCTTGATTTACCAGACAAGTTATACATTAGACGAGAGGTTGAGCTTACAAGAGAGCAGAAGAAAACTTACGAACAGATGAGAACGCTTGCTTTAGCGGAATTAGAAAGTGGGGAATTAGCTACAACGGCTAGTGTTTTGACCCAGATTATGCGTTTGCAACAAATCTGTTGTGGTCATTTTACGCCCGACGTGGGTGAAATTAAACTTTTAGAGAATAACCGTCTGAATGAACTTATGGACATTTTGGACGAGGTACAGGGAAAAGCTATTATTTGGGCATCATATACCCACGATATTCAACGAATAGCTTCTGCCCTGCGCGACCACTTTGGGCCCGAAGTGGTCGCACTTTATTACGGTGGAACCAAGCAAGAGGACCGGCAGGAAATAGTTAATACGTTTCAAGACAAAAATTCTGCTTTACGTTTTTTTGTGGCTCAACCAAAAACAGGAGGATACGGCATTACTTTAACGGCAGCTAATACAGTGATTTATTACAGTAATAGTTATGATCTGGAAACTCGTTTGCAGAGCGAAGATAGGGCCCATCGGATAGGTCAAAAAAACCCTGTAACATATGTTGATTTAGTTTCTCCAAATACTATTGATGAGAAAGTTCTCGAAGCTTTAAAAGCTAAAGTTAACTTAGCTGACGCTGTATTGGGAGAAAATGCTAGGGAGTGGTTTAGATGAATATTTTTCGTACAAACTAGTTCTTGTAGAAGGGGTAAGGAGAGGCTCCTGCGCTGATTTATCTTCATCTATAACCATTTCATTTATAATTCGTTGTTGAGATGGCGCGGCTAAACTTAAATCTGATCGGTTTATGTTTTTAGGTTTTGTGTCTTCCATAACTGTTTTAGAACTAAAAAGCACGGGAGGGGCTTGGTCCGTTAAAATTTCTTCTTCAAGCACGGGAGGGGCTTGGTCTTCGTTTACTAACGGGGCTTGGCTAAAAACCATGGGTGACGATCTATTTTCTGTTGAAAAAACATCTAAATTTGCAAACTTAGCTAAGTAATCAGATAAATATGTTCCGCGTTGGGGATTTTTTTTATTATCACTAGGGTTGTATTCGCCTCCAGTAGTTAAAAATTTAAGGAGTCCCACATTTCCGCCTAAATGAGCCACGGCATACATACCGCTTAAAGTAACCGGAGTTCCGTTAATTTTGGTGCCAATAAATCTTTCTAAATTGTTTCTTTCAATAAATCTTTTAGTTTGATTTTTGTACCAATTTAAAAATTCCATTTGAACTCTAGGGCTCTTTTTATAATTTTCAAAAGAAACATCGGAACCCGTTGCTTTTTTAAACTCTTCATATGTTTCAGGCATAGCTTGAGGAAGACCTGCTGCGCCAGTGTCTTTGTTAACTGCGCCAGGTCTATTAGAACTTTCGCCAAAAATAAGGTTAGCGTCATAGTCAGATAAGCGAATCCCGCCTATTTCTACGGGCCCTCCCCCCGTAAACTGTTGATAAACGCCAATGCCCCGTGGTCCCTGAAACATATTTCGTGCAGTATTATGCAGGCTTCCGATACCTTGTTTAAGAACGGGACCCCCGTAGGCTTTACCGCCTAATTCTGGAAAGCCTGATTTATAGTCCGACATAATTACACACGCAAATTCATATAATCCCCAATACCATTAGAACTAACGCCTAAAGGTCCCTGAGAAATATCTTGTGGTTGCAATTCTACACCGTCAGGCAAAGTTATTGGTTTGGGACGTTCGAAATCAAGGTAATCAAACGCATAATCCCCCAGCAAGCTTGTAGGCAATCCTGTAATACCCCCTGGAGGAACCTCACTGAAAGGTTGATTTTGATAGGGCAACCCTGTAAACGGGTTAATTCTGCGGTTAAGATTAGAATTTTTATAATAAGTGTCGTAAAAGTTACCCCCTGTAGTTCCTAAACCATAATTAGTTCCTAAACCATAATTATACGAAGGTAAGATTGGAGGGGAATAAGGAATATACGGTGTGTTTCCATAGGGGTCCGTAGGGTAATTAACAAAAGAACCAATCCCGCTAAAAAAGGGCATAGTGTCGCCGCCACCATAAGGCGTAGCGTATGTAGTAGGCGTTCTATAAACACTATCTGTGGCGGCGGTCCCTGTGGTAGTCCCTGTGGTAGTCCCTGTGGTAGTATCACCGCTAGTATCTGTAGTAGTTCCCGTGGTAGTATCACCGCTAGTATCTGTAGTAGTTCCCGTGGTAGTATCACCGCTAGTATCTGTGGTAGTAGTATCCGTAGGCGTGGCCCCCATTGCGTTAATGTAAGAAGCAATTTGAGTAGCCCCACTTCGGTCATTATCAAAATTTGCAACTTCTTGTCCATTAACGTAAAGGCGAATTTCTCCATCTTTTCTTCCCACTTGAGCGGTAGTTCCTTCTAAAGAATCAACTCCTCCAAGATATTGAGCAGCCTGCATCATTTGATAGTCTTGCAAACCCTCCGCCGCGGTTGGAGTGCTTGCCCCGGCCAAACCACTTCCGCCACTTGATGGAGCACCTGCTCTCGCCATTCCCGTAAACATATTTGTTGCTTTTTGCGCTTGCTCTTCTGTACTACCTAAAGCCATGGCAAGGTTTTTACCCGCAACATCCATTTTCTCTTTAATGTTGTTTAATGCACTTTCAAGTTTGCTTGTCATAACTTGCCTCTTTTTAACTCAATAAAGATTCAATTCCGCCTTTAGTTGGACGTATCATAGCCGAAACGGAATCATTTGGAAATAGGGAAGCGTACCTAGCACGAGTTTCAGGTTGAGCAAAATTGTTTGAAGCTGCACTAGGTACGTTGATTACCGCCGGACGGTTGGTGGGAGTTACCGCCGGGGGTATATTTATTCTAGGATCAATTGGAACGACAGGGAATTCATTCCATGGCGCAATAGGGACAGTCCGTGTTTTATTTCTCTCGTCTTCTGCTCTTTTGCTGCTATAAAGATCGCTTAAACTTTCCGAAGTCATGTAATCTGGAACATAAGGTAAAGCACCTTTTGAGTAAATAAATCCTCTGGAAATCATGTAATTAACAACATCTTTAGCAATACCGTCCATTTGTAGTTTTGATTGGCCTGTTTCCAAAAGATCTATTGCAAGGTCCGGATTTTCTAAAACGTCTAAAAAGAAATCAGCTTTTAACGCTGCGGGCATTGAAGTCATTATTTCTCTTGCTTGATTAACGGCGGCTGTAGAACCCCGTGTGACAACAGCGAGGGAACCAGTGCCCCCTGCATCTCCGCCAACAGCCCGATATAGTTTAGATGCCGTGGCAGAACCAAGAGCAGAGGCCAATAATTCAATTGAAGTTCCTAATTTTTGAGCAAGGTCATCCGCGCTTAAAGATTTACCCGAGGCCGCTAACATATCAATCTCTCCGATCCGTGTTAACAGCTTATTCATTCTGTCTACTTCTGATTTGGTCATTACGTCATTTTTAACAACCCACTCAGCAAGAGTAATTTTGTTGTCGCTTCGAGGCATTGGTTTAAAAAACAATTCATGTGCTTTTATAGCACTAAACTGACCATCAGATTTTAATCCGGCTTGGTTTAAAATTGAATTTACCAAGGAAGATTTGAAGCCTCTTTTTGCCCCATCTCGTGTAACAACTGTTCCATTTTCTAAGGTTTGCTCTACTGGAGCATTCTTTGCTACCCTCCAAAATTTTTCAAGAAGTGCGCCCGGTTTAGTTTGTGTATTAGAGAAAAGAGTTTCAAAAGGTAACGACATATCTTCCGGGGCAACAAACATATTACCTTCTTTTTTCAACAGATAAAACCAATCCTGTTCATCTTTTGCATTTCTCATTCGAGCTTTATTATTTTCAATTACTTTTAAATGCTCACCGTTTGTTTGAATGATTAAATCAAGATCTTTTTTCATATCGGGAAAAGCTTGAATTAAACCCTTCGCCTCCGAAGTTTCCATCCATCGCTCTAATGATCTTTGGCTAAAGTTTCCCTCTGAGTCAAATCCAAAATCTCTAAACCGTCTAAGGGCTGTTTCCATGACCCCACGAGTTGTCGTAGATTTATTTAAAGAATCATATAAAGCCTCTTTAAGTTTTGGAGCATCGTTTAATAAAGCATCATTTGCTTTCAGAACTTCTTTTAACCTAGGTAAATCGATAAATCCGCTTGTCGTATCAAAGGCTTGCATCCGTATTTGATTTAGTAACGCACCCGCTTGTTCTGATTCTAAGTTTTGTCCAATTCCTAAACCTGTAGCTTCTTGCAGTTTTAACAAGTTTTCTAAAACAACTCTTTCCTGTGGAGGTAAAGATTCATCAGCAAGACGGTTTTGAATAGTTCGTATTGCAACAGGAACTTCTACAGTATTTAGATCATCTGCAAATTGTGTGTAAAATCTTTGTAAATTTTCGTTCAAACGGCTGATGGAGCCAAGGAAATCATCTCTAGCCTGATTTGCCTCAATTGGCGAAAGATTTAAAAGAGTCGTTAATTCTTGAGCAATCTCAAATTGCCCAATCGCATCAATTGCTCTTGCCCTTTCAGAGGCAAATGAAGAACTAAATACGCTATCAATTACAGATTCTGGAGCAATGCGAAAAGCACCTGTTCTATCCTTTGCAGTGATTTTTCCTACAAAGGGTTTTGTAAAAGCGTTATTTAATGCCGCTGAATAAGCTCTTGCTAAATCATATTGACCTGTATTATCGCCTAAATTTCCTGGAAAACTTTCAAGATCTTCTAAAAAAGCATTTGCCATTTGGTTCAAAAAGTTTGCTTTTTGATTATCTTGTTGCCCCGCAGCTACTCGCGCTTCATTTAACAATTTTGATCGTCGAAAAGTCAAAGTTTTGCTACTAATAGATCCCTCCGGAGAAACAAGGGGGGCGTCCCCAAAAACAGATTTTGCTAATGCAAGAGGGTCTTCCGCAGCATCAAGGCCATCTTCCAGATCATAACCAAGCTCTTCAAGAGTATCCATAACGTATTCATTGATATCTTTGTATTGAGGATCTTTTAAAAAACTTGTTCGATCTTTTGGGTCATCTGGCAACATAGAAAACCAAGTCGAGACAAAATTAGGGGCATTTACCACTTTTCCGTCTGGTAAGGTAATTGTATTAAGAGCACCTCGCCCGTTACGAAAATCCCCAATATTAATTTTATATTCTGGAACTTCTGCCCAAAGTCGTTTTTCATTGTTCCGAGCAGATTTAAGACGTTTTAAAATCATATCTTGAAGGTCTTGTGATGCTTTTAATAGATCTGCTTCGTCACCAGACTGAAAAAGTTTTTTCCTTGCGTCTGTGTATTTTAAAACAGCCGCTGCAACATCTTCCTCCATGTCTTTTGCAAAAACTAGGGAAGCTAATTCTCCTGCAACCCCCATTAAGTCTTTATCTTCAGAAGCAAATCCTGCAACAATCATATTTTGCATTATTTCTCTAAATTCTCGGTGGGCCTCTTCGGCTTTTGTTCCAAGTTGATTGATGCTTCTTTGCATTGAAGGGCTTGAGCTTTGCCCTGTGTTTGCCTGCTGTAAAAGCATAAACCCTAATGAATTTCCTGCTAAAGCTGTTGGCAGTTCAACCATTTCACCTGTGCGGGGATCAATTGTCTCGGTAATTATGTCGCCAAATTCAGCAAATAAATCAGCTTCTGTTACAGGGGGAACGTAACCTTTGTCTCCTTTTTTTCCTTTTGCGGGAACCACGTTAACGTCAGGACTTTTCGGAATTTCTCTACCTGCTAATACAGCATTCCTAGAAGTGGTATACCACTTTAATCTACGATAAACTTCCTGTGGGTCTTCAACAGTAGAAATCATTTCGAGGGCATAAACGGCTAATTCAGCTTTTCGTTTATTTCCCAAAGCTTTTGAAGTCTTTGCAACAGCGTCTTTTCTAAATGCGGAATTAGAAAGTTTTTTTGCGCCTCTAAAAATATTAATTGATGTTGGAATGGCACGTTTTAAAGCAATGTCTGTTAAAACGCCTCCCGTCGTTGCACCTAAACTTTCTATAAAAAACTCAGCAAAAGCCCCTTCGGCATCACTGCCCAATTCAATAGCTCTAGCGCCTCCGTATGCCGCTCCAAGCTCCACTAAACCTGTTCTTATAGGCTGCGTTCTTGCTTCAGTTTGAACCCCGGCTAATGATCTTTCGATTGCCCCAGTAAGTCTGGGACCAATCCGTTTTTTTTCTGCAAAATTTGTAATAAGATTAGAACCAAGGTTTCCTTTAAAAAGATACGGAGCAGCGAACCAACTGCTATAATCCATTAAAGCTTGTCCACCTTTAAACTTGCCTGCTTGGTCCGGCAAATAAACATCTGCCTCGCCAAAAATAAAATCATTTGCAGATTGAGCAGGTTTTTCAGTCATAATAGTTGATACGAGTCCCCCTATAATGGGACCTGCAATTCTAAGCGCGGCTGTCCACGGCGTGACTGGGGGTATGCCACTTAATGCATAGTTTGTTGCAGTAGCGCCTGCATAAAAACGTGGAAAAGAAGTTAGACCAGGAATGATTCTACTTTTCATCCCCTCTCCGAATTTCCCCGCTGTTATTTTTTCTCCAGTAGGACCTCTGGCAAAGTATTCAAAAATATCCCCTTCGTTTTTGAAAATATTTGCTTTTGCTTCTGGGGTCAGTTGAGAGCCTGATACAATCTCCCCCGTTCTTGTATTTTTAAAATTAAAGGTATTTAAGATTGGAGCCGTTCCATCTCTTAATGTAGCAACTGATAAATCATCTGGATTGAGATTATTTTTGCGTATAACATCTCGAACTACTCTGTTTTCAAGAGCTTGAGCCAATGTCGCATCCGCAAGGTCCCCAAATTGAATATTAAAATTATCCATTTTTTCTTGCGTGTATATTGGATTAGAAAAGTTTGAAGGGAAGCGTTCAAAATCTTCTTGTTTTGTTAAAGTGGGAACAGTGTTTAAATTTTCTTCCGCCATTATTCGTATTCACTCTCGGTTTGTGCTAGAGCCTCTGCCATACTTTTTGAAGAAGCTGAGTCAGTGATTCTAACCATTGCTAGAACACCGTCTAACTCTCGTATTTTTGCCATTGTTGAACCAATATTTTCTAAAGCCGCCGGATCTTCATCGGCAAGTGATTGTAACAATCTTTGCCTTTGTTGCTGCATCATGTTTACAAGTTTTTTAAATTTTTCCGCTTCGGTTTTAGGGTTTGTGAACACGTTGGTTGCTTTCGGTAAAATCCTCTCAACTCGTTGAATGTCATAAACAGCTAATCTTGGATTAACTGTAAGGGCCGAAACAGCAATTAAATTAAATCTTTCAAGCGCCAAACGAGCTTCTTCAGTATCTTTAAAAGTTTCTGAGAAAAATTCTGGAGCAATCGTACCACCAATATTGTTTGCAAGAGCAAACAGATTTGAAAAGAAACCCGTGCCTTTTCTAGCATCTTCTTCCGTAATATCTCCATAAAGGTTTTGAATAGTTTCTTTTTCTAGTTTTCGTAAAGCTTTCTGATCTTCATCGGGTAATGGAACTACTTCAGGGTTACCATCTGCGCCCACAACTGTATGAACATAAACCTTTGTATCAAGATAACTTGTGGCTTCTCCTAAACGCTCTTTTCCGTAATTTATAATTTTTTGTTTCTTGATCGTTGAGTAAACGTCTGAGTTACCAAGAGATTTGGCCTCCACGTCTTTCAATAACTTCATTACAGGATTACCTTGTGCATCAGTCTCAACGAATGTGTTATTATCATAACTTGTAATAATTTTACCTTGATTAGTAATATATGCTTGTGGATTTACACTTTCAGTGCCAACCTTCTTCGCTTCAGCAGATCCTTCTTCTCTTAAATTTGCTTCGTTAACTTGTTCCTGTAGTGCTTGACCTTCAGGAGATCCAATTGCAGCTATTGTTTGCGTAATTTTACCATCTGGACCTTTGATGGTAAATTTCATCAATCCGCTAGTGGAAGCTTTAAGTTCGCTTTCTTGTTTTTCCAAAGCTAATTTTTTATTTTTATAATCTTGATCGAAATATATTTTAAGTTTGTCGAGAGTAAGTCTTTCGTCGCCTTGAAGTAGCCTATGTTCTTCAAACGCCTTTGTAATCATCATATCAGCGTGTTTTAAAGCACGATCTTTTTCCGCCTCACTTAAATCAAGGTTTTTAATCTTTTCGTCAAACTCTCTTCGTAAAAGAGCTTCTTCTGATCTAAAATCTCTATCTTTTTGGTTTTCAAATTGAGTGGCAATTCTTGAAAGTGAGTTTTGAGCCGCTTGAAAGTTTCTTTCGCTTTGTGCTGCAACTCTATCAATCGCTGCCTTTTTATTTATAACTGCAAATTCAAAATCTTGTGCGTTTTCAATTTTTGCTAATTCATACTTGTTTTTAGCACCTAATACTTCTAATTCATTACTTAAATCTAATTGTGCGTTTAATGTAGCCAACTCTTTTTGAGCCGACGCTAATCGATTAGCAGCAAGGACTTGTGCCTGCCTGTCTTTACTATTTTCAGCCGCTGTTGCTGTAATTTTTAAATTCGCAAGTTTTTCTTCAATATTTAATTTTTCATTTTGTAGTTCTCTTCTTAACTGAGCCTCTGACGTTGCAGCTCCCTGCCTTGCTTTTATTTCTATATTAGTCAAATTAATACGATTTAAGTTTTCTTGTGCTAATTTATTCATCTCAAAAGCTCTGCCTTGGGCACCCGCCAATTGTCTTTCGGCGCTTTCAAGAGCACTTAAATCCATTTGTTGTTCTTGTTGTTTTTGCACATCTTTCATCTGTTGAAACCGTGCGGCCCGTTCACCAATTCTAGGGGCAAGTTGGGATTCAGCTAATGAATTTGCTAATCTTTCAGCTACAGAGCGTCCGTCAGTAGATCCTGCAAATTGTAAGCCTGCCTGCGCTATGTCAAACAACATCTGAGCTTGAGTCAACCGCTTCTGTTCTTCAAGTTGCGCTGCTCGTTCTTGAGGTGCTCCCAAGATACCGCGTCGGATTCCTTGGGCCTCTTCATAATAAGGCATTAAGGACGTGCCCAAATCCAGAGCTACAGGCTCTTGAGCCTTTGGTCCACCGGGAGGAGTACCCGTCTGAAACTTTCGGACCATCACAGGTCCACCTTGGTTAAAATTTACGGGTGGAGTGTTGCCCGCCCCCATTGTCATAAGTTCACCAATACCTTGTGACATCGGAGCGTCTTCCGACATATCCGTATCACCAACAAGACCCATCATCAATTCGCCTATGCCGCTATCTAAAGCACCTTGTTCAGTCATCATTATGGTAGGTTGAACCATAGTCAAAACACTTTCAGGAGTTCGCATAGCGTCTTCCTCACCAACAAAACTGGCAAGCTCTTGATATCGTGCCTCTAATGGAGCTTCGTTGCCCCTAAAAGCATCAATTAAACCTTTTGGATCTTGGGCCGCGTCTATACCTTCGTCAACCTGCGCCATGTACTCTTCGCCCAGTTGTGCCCCGTCCATTGCTACGTCTTGTAACATAGCTTCAGGAGCAACAACCTCGTTGCCCATAGGCATGGGCATGGGCATGGGCATGGGTGGCCCGTCGGGCATGGGCATGGGAGAAGGTGCCGCTTCCATCGAACCACCCATTTGTTTAAACAGAGGGCGTTGCATAACAGAACCTCCCCCCATATATTGTTTATACATACTCATAAAAATAAACCTCCTTGACCAAAAGCTATAATATGCCTGCTTGTCGGGCCCCTGAAAATGCGCTTAATGCACCTACGCCTAAACCTAGTGCTGATTGGAAAGGCGATACTTGTGGTGCTGAAGATGCCGTAAGTGTAGATTGGGTTGAGGGAATACCAGATAAAACATCAGAATAAAACCCAAGTTGTTGCATAGGATACGCCATGCGCTCCACATTGGACAAACGTGCCGCATCCATCGCGGCCTGTTGTACACCACGCTGGATAGCCCCCGCCTGTAAAGCCTGACCGACCTGGGCACCGCGTAAGTTTTGTCCCAACTCACCAATGCCCGCCTGTTGCACTCCTAGTTGTCCCAAGTTCAAACCTGTTTGACCATATTGAGAAGCTAACGATCCAAGACCTTGACCCAAAGCGGTCTGGGTTCCAGCCAACGATCCTAAAGTTTGAGCTTCCTGTAAACGTCTTGCACGAGACGCGTCAAATCCAGATTGACGTAATTGTCCCGAAGTACGGCCCATCTGCTCTAAAGCGTTACGAAATAACTCTTGCTCGGCAACCGCCTGCCTAGATCCGCCAAAAGCGTTAGAACCAACTGCCTGCGCCCGTAAGCGTTGTTTTTCTAAACCAGACTGACGGGCAATGTCCTGCATAGCTTGTTGCACAACCTGCTCTTCATACGGATTAAACGCACCTACGCCCCGTGCGGCCAATGCCGCCATATTAATAAGGTTTTGACCGCCGCCCGTAGTATAAAAAGCCTGATTTAAGGCAGGCATTGCAGCCCCCCTTAATATATTCTGACCCCCTTGAATAGCACGTTCACCTTGTTGCAAAAAAGGTTGAAACGCCCCTATTCCTGTTTGAGCCGCATAAACCCCCGCCGCTTCCGCAGGAGATAACGGTACTACCTTATAATCAAGTTCTTCGGGACGAGCGCCCTTTAAACGACTTTCATAAAGTTCTTTTGCATGATCTAACAATCCAAGGCGATATGCCTGAATTACAGGGTCCTCAATGTTCTGGACCATTTGCATAGTAGTGTTTTTTGGATTAACCGTTACCATTATGCTACAACCCCTCCTTCAAAATTCCGCATGATATCATACATCTTTTTAAAACCAGCTTGACGGTTTCCATTTCCAGCCCCACGAACAGCCCTAGAAGTCATTACAAATTCTCCGTCAGAAAGCATAGCGGGGATATCATCCGAAGTCTCTGTGCCCGGTCCCTCTATTTGACCCATGCGCCGCGGAAAATTTATCTCGCCCCCTTGTTTTGCAGTTTTAATAAGAGGTGGAAGGGCAGGTGGATAAGTACTAAAGCCGTATTTTTCAGGGTTTTCTTCATATAAATCTTGGCCTGTTTTAAAATCGGAAAATAAATTTTCCGATTTTATAGGTTTAAAAGCCCCCGCCAAAGCTGCCACGCCCGTTCCTGCTGCGGCAAGAGGTAAATAATCTGTAAATTTTAATTTACTATTTTCCAAAGCAATGTTTCGCAAAACTTCCTCACTTCGGCCAGGAAAATTAAGTTCTGCCTCTTGATAGGCTTGTTCAAAAGTAGGTCGTTCTGGGAGTAGAAAGTTTTTAATGTTTGCACCGTTTGCCCGCAAATAACCTGGAAGAGATTTTTTAATACTCGAATAATCGGGCAAATTTGGCTGCAAGGATTTTGTAAGACCCCCTATTAAACCCCCAAGAGCCGCATTTTTTAAAGCTTCCTTAGGTTTAGCCCCTGCTAATAAACTACCAATACCACCCGTTAAAATACCTTTTCCTATTGCGCCCATGCCAGGAAAAAGAACATTTGTAACCAAAGGAGCTATAAATTTAAATAATCCTTTTAAACTTTTAGTTAATTTTTTTAAAAAAAACTCCCGTTGCCCCGTCATAGGGTTAATAGAATTAGTTTCTGAACCAATAACATATGCCGTAGGGTCCGCGCCCTCACGCTCTATAGCGTCTCCTACCATAGCCATAATTTCAGGGTTTTTCTGAGCCACTTCCCGCGGAACAACAACCTCGTTGGTTTGAGCATGAATTATTACATTATCACCATTTCTACCCTGATCCGCTAATTTACGGGCAAAAATTTGGCCCTCCTGCAAAGAATTTAAACCTTTATTGGGACCAAAAAGTAAAACATTATCTTCTATCTCATCCATATTTGAACTAAGAAAAGAACCAAGGCCCCCATCAGGCATTCCATACTTTTGTACTCTCATGTAGTCACCACTGTTACTGTGCCCACCGATCCTGTTCCCGACAATCCACGAACATAGGGGGTGTTGATTAAAGTAATCCTAACAAATCCATCGCGTTGAAACAAGGCTCCAGTTTCTAAATTATAATCATCTGTCTGCAAATTCGTTAAAGTAAGCTGTGTAGCGCGTTCTTCACCAGGATTTTGTATCTGTTCAACATAAGTTGAAAAACTTCTAACCAGATTTGCAAAATAAGAACGGTCATAATCTCTAGGCGGAACCGCGAAAAAAGGGAGAATCAGGTTGCGAGACATTACCTTCTCCCATCTGGGCGAATATCCACCCTTGGAGAACCAAGCCTCCATCCTACACCACTTGCGCTAGATTCTATACGAAAGGCAAAACTGCGCCCTCTTAATCTAACATGAACCTGGTCTGTAAACTGTTCTACAGGAGAAGACGCCGATTTTGTCACTGTGCTGTCTTCTGTCTGTAAATAATTACCACCAGGGAAGTTTCTAGTTTTTAATGTCATGACAGCACTGGGCGAACCAGCCGTTGAACCTCTAAAAGTAATATCTGGAAGCATTCTTTTAATAAAACAAAATTGTTCCCCGTCTCCAATATCCATCTGGCTAGATTCAACGTAAGCTGTAAGGGCAGAGCCGTCATCATCAAACCCCGTTTCTTGCGTATAAAGAAAATTATTAGGACCTGCTGCAATAGGATTGTCAAATATGCCTCGATCCATCCAGAAACTACGGACCAATGTGCCGTAATACCACGCTTGCTGTTGATAATTATACACGACATAGCGGTCATTAGTGCTACTACTGGAAGACGGATAAAACCACCATATTTCAGAAAAGGCTGTATTAGTAGCAGCAACCGCTTTCTCTCTCTGGTCTAAATTAAAATCATCAAAAACATAATCGCGTACCGTGCAAGGTAATCTTTGTACTGTACCCCCATAAACATAAAACTCTTTTAATCCCATCCAGAACACATTGTCTTCAATAGCAACCGCCGACAACGGACCCATCATAGTAGTGTTTTCTGAAACTAAGTTTATACCAAACGTAAAGGGTGGACCCAGAAACTGCATGGCATAAAGAGATTCGTCCGTAAAAACCAAAACCTGTTGCCGCGTTTCAACAGCCGCTATAATTTCAGACCCAGAACCAAGACGTAATTCTCCTGCGGTATTAGTAGCCGTAGTTTCCCAATCAGTAAGACTTTCCTGGTTAGAAAACCTAATTAATAACGGGTCCTGAACTCCACTATTAGACTCTGGATCACAACCAAAAGCTATAATATGCCTATCTCTATCAGAAACCAGAACCTGCTTGGCTATCGTAGGAGCTTTAGTTGATCCGGCTAAAGAACTAAGCTCTACAGCACGAGCCGAAACTCCAGAAGACTTGTCCCAGTAATAAATACCACCATTACGCACACTAATAAGAAGGTCTTCACCAAAGTTATCATGCGACCAGATTCTTAAAGTGCTAGTAACAATAGATGTAGTTGCCGCCTGACCCCATCCATTTCTACTCCAGAAACCTACGCCCCAACCTGTCCCCGAAGTAGAGGTGTTTAGTCCTGTATTAATCTGATACGTTCCCACCACCGAAGAACCGCCGTTGCCCGTGTCCGAAGAGTTAGCCTGAACCAGGCTAGGAGAAAGCGCACCATTTACTGTAATATCTTTTATACTTGTGCCTGCGTCACGGGCATGAATGGTATAACTATTATCGCCTATAACTTCTTTTATGTCATACTCCTGGTTAAGAACCGCTGCCGTAATGGTTCCTCCAAGTGTTGCCGCACCACTAAAAGTTACAAAATCACCAACCACCGCACCATGTGCTGTATCCGCAACAGTAATAATATGTGAGCCATTGGACGCAGAAAACGTAACGTCACCTGCTGCTGTAGTGCTACGAATAGGTGTAATATCACTAAAAGAACCGCCGTCCTGATTAATATAATACTTTAAACTTGTTCCTATTCCAATGTAACGACCATTATCCAAGGCCACCCAGGGATGCATTGCACGAGCAGTTCCAAGGTACGAGAACCCGGAAAACTTTTCCCATCCCCCTATTTTTTCGGGGAGCCCAAATCTAAAACGCACCTTATCAATATCAAACCAGCCGCCTTCATTTGTATACGAAGTCGTTTCTCTATTAACGCCCGGTTTAAATTGTAATTTTGTTAACGGCATATTAAACTCTTTGTTTTAAGGCTTCTTTTTCTAGTCGTTTAAATCTTTGTTTCTCTAATATAAGTCTTAGTTTTTTCTTTTTTCTTTTTTGCATCTGTTTGTCCATCATCTTTAATAGACGCACCATTAGGGTTTAGTAGGCCAATCGGAATCGGTTATGTGAGGCCAACTCTTCTGGGCAGGCATATCTCTTAGAAGTTGTCGATAAATTTTCATTTCATTAGTCAATGTATTATCTTCTAGCGCATAGAAGTCTGTTTCTGCAAGTTTCGCGTTTCGCGTAGCCCTGTGTTGAGCCGCTGTATTAGCATCGATCTGTGCTTTCCAGGCGTTTGTTTGTTCAGTAGCGGTTACTTTTTTCCCCTCGCTATCTGTATATTCAGAAAAAGTAGGCCCGATCTTCCACTTAGTGTGCCACTTCCCGCTTTTTTGTTCATACCCGTCCGGCTCAACTGTTTGATACGGAGAAGTTAAAGTTGGGACAGAGCCTTCAAAAACCGCATCTATCCCGTTGTCATTTAACCAGGCCTCAGACAAAGAACCTTTTCTAGGAACCTTCCTATTTGTTTTATTTTCTGTACGATAGGTTATTTCTGTTAAAACCCGTCCAGATTCTCGTATTCTTAATAGTCCCATCGTCTTTGTCCTTATGCGATTGCGTAGAAGAAATAATCTCCATCAGTTATGTCGGTTGTAGTAGAAAACCCTGCATTTAACGGGTCTATGTAATCAGAGCCTGTCACATCCGCCGCCGTAGTATTAAAATACATTAAAGGGTCATTACCTGCTGCAATTCCCCGCGCCGAATCAAAAACAAACCAGTCTCCTGTCGAGTCTGTTCTTTTTAGCATAACAAAACGCGAACCTGACGTAAAACCACAATCCACATCTGTTGCCCCGGACTGGGTAAACGTACCAACTTTACTGACCCCCGCAAGAGTTGCAAACAAAAATGCGGTATAATGAGCAGATGCCGCCGCATTAACCGTAGCATTAGTTCCAAGAGAAAACACTGTTGAAGTAGGAGCCGTATCATTCCAACGGTTATGATGGTCGGTTCTAGCGGCGTTAGAGTTTAAAACCAGATAATCAGTTGCATCACCAAAATAAACCTGAAACCCTCCACCACCACCTGTGCCGACTAACCATGTAACCCACATCATCTCTGGTACTACGCCCAGGTTATGAGATACTGTCATGTTGCTACCTGTGCCAGTGTAGCACACACAATCAAAAAACCCTTTAGCACGTTTCCACGAGTAATTTATATATGTAGAAGTATTTTGATTTACGTCACTATCATCTCCAATTTCAACACCTGTCATGTTGTCGAAGTTTCTAATTCGGGTAGTTCCTCCGTCATACTGCGCTCCACTTGCAAGATTAGTGTTAACGGTTCCCCAGTTATAACTACTACTTTCACGACCAATAAATCTAGAAGAAGTCAGCCAGTTTCCTGTAGCTCCTCTAGCTTTAAGTATACTGACATCTACGGGAAACCCTGTGCCAGGTACAATTCTTCCGCTAGTACCGTTTCCTGTGTACGCAGTAGGAGTAAACACCGAAGTTGAAGCTGTCGGTTCATTCATCATCTGATCACGGATAGCTACATAAATATAGTTTCCACTACTTGCATTTACTTCCGCGTTAGAACCATTAACACCAAACCCTGTAGGCAGGATTCGCACATGACTGTACGCACTTTCAACAGCGGTAGAGTTAGGGTATAACTGTTGAGAAGCCGTTGTCTGTTCCGTGGTAGAAAAAGTCAAACCTCTTACAGTATCAAAGATTAACCAGTTCTCTGTTGAATCAGTTCTTTTAATTAACAACCACTGAGGTTGCCAGCCAATCGCGGTAATATCCTGGTCAGAAGCTGACCCTGTATAGTTTCCGCAATAAATCATTCCATTGGAAGAAGTGTCGTGGCCAAATAAATAACCCACAAAGGTTTTGCCACTTGAATTAGTGTTACCGCTATTGCCAACAGAAAACTCTGTTGCAGTCGGAGCCGTATCGTTCCAGTAACTTGATTCATCTACACGAGCATTTGTACCGTTTAGTCTCATCCCGTAGTCTTCAGGGCTAGAGCCATCTACGCCTCTGTGATATACCACCCAGTTTTCACCGCCATCGGTAGCATTCTTTACTATCATCATCCCGGGAACTGACCCCAGGTTATGGCTAACAGTTCTCCCTGAGACACCATTTCCGGTCCAGGTTAAGGCTTCAAAAAAATTACCCTGGTTTTTAAAACTCCACGCAACATACCTTTCGCTAGAACCATTTACTTCATCCGCAGTACCAAGACTAAAACCGTCACTATCAAAAGAAGTAACCATCTGGGCGTTAGCTTGACTAGATGCGTTATCCTGACTTTGGAGATAATACCCCGCCCCTCTCGCCGTATCGGATAAAACAAACGTCTTAGTGTTGTCCCTGCTTCTGATCCAGACCATCCCGCCGCCAGATAAAGAAACCTCATTGTCTATGCTTCTAGCGGAAGCATTTCCGTCATACACAAAAGTGTTAAAAGTGGTAGCTACATTAGGGGTGTTACCAAGAGTAGGCCATGTGCCCGCAGTCACATAAGTATCAACCTCATCCATAGACCAGACACCCGGTGCAGGAGTGTCTTGAAAATTATTCGTAGGCGGAGAGGGACTCTTCGTAATCATGTTCCCGACAAAAGGAGAAATTTTGGTTAGCCTATCGACCATTACTTAACCCCTTTATGAGATTTCCTCATAGCTTACCAAAACCTCAAGGTCGCTTGCCGTTCCCGCTGTAGCAGTAATAGATGTGTTTTCCTCAAGATACAGAGCAGTATTCTTATCTAACACAACTAAAGCAGCATCCGCAGGTACGGATATTGTTGAAGCAAGAGAATAAGCTGTACCACCACCAGACGCTGCGCTATGAACATCAACTGTTACATCACAGGCGTTAGTGCCATCTACATTAGCAACTTGAATCATATTAACTTTAAATACTTTATTACTTGAAGCCGCGTTACTTACCAAGTCTGTCTGACTTGTACTTCCAAGGGCAACTTTAGCCGTCTTACCTGTAATCGTGGCTACATTGACAATGTTTGGTGCTGACATATTTAAACTCCTTTATCCAAACACAATAGCCATAGCGATGGCTTTACCAGTTCCAATTCCAGCAGAACCAAAAGATATTGTCCCACTACCGTTAGTAATCATTGCTTGCCCGTTTGAACCGTCACTGGTTGGAAGATTTAAAGCAGACAAAAATGAAGTTAAGTTTGCATCGTAGGCTTGCACATTTGATCCGATGGCAACACCTAAGTTAGTTCGAGAGGTAGACGCTGAAGCTACATCCGATAAGTTATTAGCAGCAAGCAACGCCCCCGCCGCAGGTAACGTAGCTCCCAGATCCACAACAGCCGCTGTACCTCCCCCGCCGTCACAATAGATAATTCCAGTATTGCCGTTAGATACACTAACATTTGCACCGGAGCCTTGAGAAAAAGTTGCGGTTTGTCCAGAGTTATTCTTTACAAAGTAAAGACGTTTAACATCGTTTGGACTAACTGTAATGGTGTTGGTTCCTGAAGGCGATCCCCCTAAAACAAGCACATGATATTGCCCGTCTGAAGCCGAACCGTCTGAAGTAGTTAATGTATGCGTTGTACCTGAAAGTGTAATACTTCCTACACCCACCGATAAACGATCTATTATATCAAAGTTCGTGTTTGTAGATGTACCCCACGTTCCTGATTCATCACCTGTGGCTATCTTTTTAATGCCACCATTTGTTGTATATGTAGCCATCTAGACCTCTACGCTGCTATTTCGCCCCAGATTGTACCAGGACTTGGAGTAACCCCAGACCAACTTGTACCAGGACTTGGAGTAACATTGCTCCAACTTGTCCCGGGGTTAGGTATAATTCCATCATAAACTAACACAAAACCCACCCCTGTACTAGCCGAAACGCCTGTAACGTCAACAAGTGTGGTTCCCCCCGTTGTTGCAGACCCTACCTGACCCTGGGCTTCCATGTCAATTGAGTTTACAGGAACTCTTTGGTAGGTAATTACACTTGTCCCGTTAACCGTTCCCGTTCCTGCAACACCAGTTACTGCAATATTGGAAGCATCACCTGTAACCGTTGGCCCTGTAATCGCCCCTGTCCCTGCAATACCGGTGACAGATACATCCACCCCTACTCCTTCGGTAACGGAAACAGTTCCAACCTGCCCTGTCCCTGCAACACCAGTGACAGAAACGGAAATATCTAGTTTGGCACTAGCTGTTCCAACCTGCCCTGTCCCTGCAACACCAGTGACAGAAACGGAAATATCACCAGACGTTACAGTTTCCGTATCACCTAAAACAGCACTTGCAACAGCACCAAAACCTAGCATTTGTCAGGACTTTCAGGTTGTGCCACCTCACCCTGACAACAATCTTCTATAACGCATTTGCAATCAGCGCACTGATAGTGACCGTGAACTACATCCAGAGGTCTTTTACATCCACATTTTGGGCAGGGTATTTTCATTTTACTATCCTTGCAATAAAGCGGATGGAGTAGAATTTGAATGCACATAACCTTTTGACATCCGAATATCTTGCATATACCCAAAAAAATGTTGCGTAGGCGAACCGCTGTCGTGCAACGCACCTATCAACGTAGGAATAGTAGTATTTTGAAGAGTATGCATTGAGCCGCTAAGAGTCTCGTAGGTCCCCCCGTTAAAAGATAATTTTAGATCTGAGCCACTTCGTATTAACGTGAACCATACCCAGGCATTTAGACTGAACGTGCCCGTTGAATTTACATTTAAAGTGTTGCTCGAACCATCGCTGGAAGATAACCAGTTTAATTTCTGATCCGAACCATCGGTGATGTGTCGCAAAATAAAACCCTTGTCATTATTTTGATTATCCCATCTGGAGACAAGACAATTTCCATAACCGTTCTGACCCGCCGTTGCGTAGTACCAACCTTGAATGGTAAAATTGTCCGACCCAAAATTTTGACTATCCTCATTTGTGTTATTAAGGGAAATATAATCTCCCGTCCCGTCCAGCGATATTGTATTCACGCTAAACTTGGTCTGGTTACTACTTACTTTAGCATCAGCATAAAGTTGTAAATTTGCGGTTTGGGACAAATCTTTTATATTGGCTCCGGTAAACTTAAGATGGAAAGTAGAACTACCAGATGCAAGAGGTGTAGTGGGGGGCGTAAAAGCAGAGGTATAAATTTTAGACTTATTGACACGAAGGTCCGAAATCCAGCCTGTCCAGGCGTAACTTCCCGAAGTAGCCTGATTTTCCCCAACCCAGCAGATTAAAGTAGAGCTATAATCTACACTATCCGAAACAGATACAACCTGTACTCCGTTAAGGTAGACTTTACACGTATTGGCACTCGAATCTCTAACCGCTGCTAAATGATACCACTCATTAAATACATAAGCATTATTACCAGACATACTCCAGCTTGAACCGTTATAATATCCTATTGTGTTGTTGCTGCCTGTACCTAAAATAAAACCTGTAGAGCCGTTTGCTGCATTCCGAAAATCGACGATAGTTCCGGTATTCCCGCTAGGAAGGCTTACAGCCTTGAACCAGCACTCAACTGTAAAATCTCCCGTCCCGAAGCCAAACTCTGTGGAGGTAGATCCGGAATTTGCTAAAACATAATCCGTGCTATTATTTCCATTATTAACGTAAAGTGAACCGCCATTATCCGTAGCACTATATGTAGCATAGTCGTACGGACCTACGTCATTGACTGTAGGTGCGCCCTGCAAAGTCACGGCGTGGTTATCCCCTGATTTATCAAAAAAACTAGGGGCATTTAGCAATAATAATTTTGTATTAGTGGTGTCTGAAAGTTTAGAGGTTGGGACGGTAAGAGAAGAGCTATCCGGATTATATTCGTTAGTGGCACTAAATCTAAGATCTGTCATAAGACAATCGGCATCATAGTTATTATTTGCATGATAACCCGCTATTGTTACATTGGAAAAATCCACAGTGCTGGAATTAGTGAGGTTAGCTAACCTTGAGCCGTTTGAGAAAAGAGACATGGAGTTGCTGCTATTTCTTGTTACGCATATATGCGTCCAGGTATTTAAAACTAATGAAGAAGCCGCCTGGTTTGGAAAAATAGAAGCATCCAAATAAAAATAAAGTTCTCTAGATCCACGAACCACCCCGATCTGTGTTTCCACGCCACCAGAATTGGTTGACAAAAACATATCCTGATTATCCGTCCCACCATTAGTGAAAAGCTTTATCCAGAACTCAACTGTAAAAGCCCCTGTGAAAATATGATCGGAAGAATCTGCAACAGTAATTGTATCGTCACTACCATCAAATCTTACTGAATAACCCCCGGATCGATAAGGAGATCGAGTTCCCTGAATTACCGTCCCTGCGGTAGTCTGGGTCAAAGGTGAACCACTACTATCTGTAAAAGTTCCATTAACCCCACTGTTAGAACCTGACGCCTGAGTTAACGAAGTTGTGTATTTTGAGTTTGTAACTAAAAAGGCCAGACTAAACGATGTCGTTGTATCTACTGCTGCATTCACTCCATCAGTGACCGAAAACGTAACCGAAAAAGATCCCGCGTTTGAAGCGTTTGGAGTCATTGTAAATACATTAGTGCTTTGGGAAATTGTACATACCGTATCTCCGCCTACCTGAATATTAGACCCAGATAAAGAGCCGCCTCCTCCAACCGTAAAACTCCACGTTAGACTTAAACCTTCAGGGTCCGTTGCAGAACCTGTAACCGTTGTTGCAGTTTCGTCAGTAGCCAGGACATAAGTAGAAGAATCTCCTGAACCGCCCCCACTAAACGCCAGACTTACTGACGTTGGAGCCGCATTAGTAACAGTTGCAATTTTATACCACGCTCCGGAACCTCCGGAACCATGCCTGATAAATAAAGTTTTTGTACCTGTTACATATGCCTGATCACCCTCCGAAGGCGAGGATATAGCCTCCAACGCTGCTATATTAGCCACAACTGTTACGCCGCCGCCGCCAACAGTAGAAAAAGAAAGTACACCACTAGCATTTGTTGTAAGGGCCTGACCACTGCTACCATCACTTGTCGGCAAAGTAAAAGTTTTAGCAAAAGCCTGAACATTGTTAGCCGAACCCCCCATTCCCGAATGGCTGGAACAATAATAATAAAGTTGCGCGGTGTCCTGTTCAGTCCGTATTTCAGTATAAGAACCTGCGGAACCCGGAGTTCCAACAGAAGTTACATTAGTTGTATATTCTGACCCAGAATTGTGTGTCCCGTCACTTGTCGTGCTAAACTTCAAAGGGTGACCACTATTGGTAGAATCACTTTGGTCAAAACGATATGTCACGTTAGGAGTTAAAGATGCCCCTTGTTGAACCTGACCATCAAGATAAAATTTATTGCCGCTACCCGGATTAGCAACAGTGACCACGACTTCCGCTATCGGGTCAATATCTACAGAAGCAGGAGTTATAAAAAGAGATGCATTTCCACCAAGATTAAGTAGAGATCCCGTAGAAGAACTAAGTAAAACCCTGGTAAGAGTAGTTCCACTGTGCGTGTAAACTCCTTCACCTAGTTCCCATGCAGCCCCTTCAACTATACCGTATCGAACCTTCTTGCTGTTCAACGAAGAAGGAAACGCTTGAAACCCGCTCTGGGCGGTCCCCACATTTACGGTTCCTGTCCCTGTCGTACTGACAGTAACTTTCACCCTATCTGCAAAGTTAATCATAGCAGCCTCTTTATGCTATGCGGATAATAGCGTTTGTTGAATCATTCGTTGGAAATACAATTTGAAAGTCACCCGCAGTGGACGCTTTATCACCGCCAAAATCGAGAACAACAACAGCATCGGTTGTTCCTGAACCACCCGCTGTTTGCGTGTTATATATCAACGCACCTCTTGCCGTAATAGTTGCTGATGTAAAAGTTAAATCAGAAAAATCTGTAAACGCTGTTGTTCCAGAAGATGTCGGTGTAACATTAGTTAAAGCACCCCCACCCGCAGCATACGACCCTGAGTTTCCTACTTCGTTACCAGAGGTGTAATCTGTAGTCGCTGCTGTAAAAGAAGCACTATTAGTATACAAAGCTAATTTGTAAACATCTTGCCCGTTAGTAAAGTCGTGTTTTCCCTGAAGGAGTTCCACCTTAAAAGAAGTACACATATAGTTTCCAGAAAAGGCCATCACAATCTCCTTATTAGTTCAGCCAGGTTAGGATGACCCGCATCCTTAATAGCATTATATACACTGGTTCTATCGCTACTAATAGCTTGTTTCATATAAAGTGTTACAATTTTTTCAATATGACTAGCAAAAGCTTTTGCTTGGTCTTGAATAGCAGGGTGTGTTTGATCTGATACAGAAATTATCTTCTGAGTACATTGTTCTGCTAATTCTTCTGGAGTAAACCCTCGTTTCTCCGTAGTTCTTACACCCACTAAAGGTTTATCTCTAGGAACATCTACACTTACTTCAAACATTATTGTTTAGCCCTTATTACTTGACCGGTACGATATTGATCGGTTGTTTCTTTAGCTTCGCCCAACAGCTTTATTCCCACCAAAGATTCTTGAAATCTGCTGTTATACATCGCCATGACATCTTGTTCCCCCTTCATGTAAATGTAGGCTTCCACTAAAGCTCCATACAACAAAGTGAGTTCTGCGTTTTCACTTAACCACGTAGTTCCCCCATCGGCACCTGCGGTTAAACTTGCAGGGCGGTATAAATAATGAAGTTCTGTTGTAAAAGCCGCGTTAGGGGTGGGAGCTAAAATAAAATTACTTACATCAAAGGTAGCATAGTATTTCGGCGAACCTGTTGTACTAGAATCTGGCGTATACGTTTGAATAAAGCTCACATCTTTAAACTCAATAAAAAACTTATCATTATCTGTACCCATTAAACTTAACGAATATGGAGCCAAAAAATCTAACGGCATAGCAAGGTATTTGTTGTTTTGCGTTGTTGTTGCCGTCACGTTTTTTCTAAACAAACTAAGTTGGACACTTTTTAGGATACGTTCCTCGGCTAAACGTATAAATACAGGAAGATTAGTTACAAAAGATGTTTCCGTATTCTCTGTATAATCCTGTATAGCAGTTTTTAATTGTGCATATGTAAAACTCATGTTGTAGTCACCGTAACTGTTCCAACAGACCCTTCTAACGCCGTTGTGTTGTCTATTTCGGTTGGCAATTCTGCATTAGAAGAAGCAGTTGACCAATTTCCATTTCCTAAATAAGTAATTCCATTAGTCGTTTTTACTAAAAAAGCTTGTGCCGTATCGGGCGATTGAGGTCTAGGATCTTTTAAAGCTTGAGGGTCAATAACTTTTGGAAACGGACCTAATTGGGGTTGTTTAGGCTCATACTCATCTGGGCCCACCAAAAGCCCCGTCCACTCTCGACGCATTTCGGTGTATTTATAACGAAACCCCGATCTATCCGAAATAGCATATGCATTTTTTCCAGAAGCATATTTACTCATTAATTTGTCCTAAAATATTGCATTTGCGGAACCACGCTAAAAGAAGCTCTATCCCGATCTTCCACCATAGCACGTTCAAACTCCTCTTCGTATACGGCTTTTAATAATTGAATACGGTCGGGCGCACGTTTCATAGCTAAATAATAAGCTAAACCCGCAGCTAAACAGGGGTAAAATCGAAAAGGCATCTCTAAAGTATTAACTTGAGTATCAGCATCGTCCATGCGCGTTAAAGCATCATAATAAATAACATCGGTGCTATTTTCTGGAGTAGGCCAGTACTTTAATCGGGGAGTTATCTGACGGTCTAAAAAATATTGAGTGGGTCTTCCTTGCGTAGATTTAGTAGGTATAGATAAATACGCATCCCTGCTAATTCTTTGTAACGCGTAATCTGTGTTACTTCTTTGAATAACTACAGATAAAACGTCAATTACGTCCGCACCTAAATCTGTATACGACGTTCCCTGCGTTAAGGTAAAATTACGTTGAGCAATCGTCCATTGATTTAATCCACGGTTAGCCCATTCTGCAAGCATAAGATTTAAAGAACGCTTTGCAGTCTTTAGATCATAACCTGTACGAACTTCTAAACCGCAACGCTCAAACGCTTCCTCAATATATTCCGCTACATCAAGTTCAAAGTTAGTTGAGCCAGAAATTGCCATGCTTTATTTCTTTCTTCGTTTTTTCTTTTTTGCTGAAACGGACGGGCCATTTTTCTTTTTTGCTGAAACGGACGGGCCATGTTCTTTTCTTAAAATAACTTCGTCTTCTTTATTCAACGGTTGAACACTAGGGTTTTCTTTAGTGCCTAACAAAAATTGTACAAAATTCTTTATTTTATTCCAAATAAACCACATCTTAATCTCCAAACTGTGAAAAGGTAGCATTAGTAGCTAAAAACTTTTCCCACATAGGCTTTATCATGTTATGGTTTTCGTCAACTTTATAACCAATAATTGCAACCTCCGTTTTTAAATTAAAAACAGTAATGCCAACATAACCTCCTATTGTTAGGGTAGACGCTAACAAAACTTCTGTTAAACCAACCTTTTTCATAAAACACCGTTTCTTTTAACTTACAAAAACAGTAATCGCCGTCACGTTAGTAGCGGTGGCTACATACACATCTGAAGTGAACAAAATTCCTTCATCCGGTATGTTAACCGAGTGCGTTTCATCTTGTTTAAAGTCTAAATCTAAAACGGTTGAGCCACCATTGCCATCCGTTAAAGTTACCCTACCTGCACCACTGTTATTTGTTAACACTTGTAGCTGACGCAATCTAGCGCGACCTACAGATGCCGCGCCAGTTCCCGTCAGACGTTTTGAAGTTACGTCCGAATTAGCCATTTAAGCCCCCTTTAGCCGAGGTTGTTGTTTTGAGCGTACAGAATAGTAACTCGAACTTCACCCGCTGATGTTGCAGCAGAGTTGGTAACCGTTAAACGAATGTCCGCCGTTCCTGTGTCTTCCCACGCTAATGCGCCACCAGATTGAGTGGTTGGATATTTACGACCCGCAGTCGTTCCAATAGCAAAGGTATTTACAAGAGTTGCTGCACCACCAACGGTGTCTCCAACACTAATGTTTGTGGCTCCACTTGCTGCCGTGATAACGTCAAGCACACAATCGATAATCTGAGAGTTTGCAGGAATAACAACGTTTGTTACAGACGCAGCTAATGCACCACCAGATAGATCTGCGGCAAATGTCTGAGACATTACTACTTGACCAGTGTTTTTGATATTTGAACCAAGGGTTGTACCCGTGGTTTCTTTGATGGTTCCTGCTTTAATAGGACCAGAAAAAGTTGTAGTACCCATGTTGATCTCCTGTCTTGGGTTAAGTCAGTTGCCCCATGCAACTGTCAGGATGCCTTTAACCTACACTATACCAAAAGAAAAAGAAAGGGCCGACTTACGTCGGCCCTTCAAAGTTAAAGGGGAGAAGAGAGAAAGAAAGGAATAAGAAAAATCTCTCCAACACTCCTATAACATATTCTATGCGCCGGGTGTACCTAAAACACAACGCCAATCAGAAACACCGAAAGAATAACGCTCACGAGCCTTAAACCTCATGTTTCCTGTGTCAAAATCTCCTTCCATTGCCGTTTTAATAGGCGAACGGTTGAAGTATTTAAACCCATTAGGTGCGTCTGTTTTTATAAAAAACGCATCTGTGTCCGTAAGAAAATGATTGACCGCAGCACCTTCTGGTAGCATTCCCATGCTTCGCACTGCGTTAGTATCATTATCCGCTGTACCCGGACGTAGGTTAGAGTTAAGAATACGTTCTGCTATAAACTGCAATTCTTTAGGTATAATAAGTTTCATACCTCTAACCGCAATTTTTAAACCACGCTCATCAGTGAAACCTGCAATGTCAATAAGCATTTGCTCCAAAGAAGTTTCGTTTAAATCTGAGGCAGTTCCCAAAACATTGGTCTGGTTACCTGACAAAGATGGATGAGTACTAGCGCATAGAGCAACACCATCCCCAATAGCACTTGCACCCGCGGTGAAAGCGTTATTGAGAATAGCCGCAGCTTTTATTTGCTTAGTCTGTGCCATAGAACGTGCCAAGGCTTTTGTATAACGAGAAGCTAGACGATCATAGAGATTGTCTTCAATAGCTTCTTCGGTAATAGAAAATGCCAAAGCAATAGTTTCGTGTGTATAACGCGCTGTATAGGTTTCCTGTGCGTCATCAAAACTAATGGCTCCGCCTTCAGCTTTAACAGGTGCAGTAGAAAAACCACCCAACATCACTTCTTCTTCAAAGGCACGATCCGAAGATTCTTCTTCAAAAATATCCGCGTGTTCGTTTTCATAACGATCATACTCCAGCCCAAACAAGGCATTAAGGCCGGGTTCAAGCTCTTTCGCAAGTTGTGCGCGAGAAATAGCCATAGTCTAATCCCTCCTTATATACCCGTCGATGTCGCAGTAGTCTGCGAATCAAAACGGCTGGTTGGTGAATTAAAATGTGCGTTTATACGAACCATTAACGGAATACCCGCTGCGGCAAAATCTGAATTTGCCTCATCGTCCATAATACCCACAATTCTTAACGGAAGTGTTGCGGTTGTGTTTATAGAGGAAACACTAAGTGCAGAATTTGAATTACCTGTACTTGTAGACCCCGTTCTTGCCGAAGTGCCTAAAGATGCATTAGCAAAAACCGCAGTAAGAGCCGTGGCTCTGTCGGTTAAAGTTGCATCACTAGCTACTTGAAACAGTTGATTAGGGTTATCTGCAACAAAAGCTTTTATTGGATGATTCGTATCAACACTAACATTGTTAGAACCAGGCCAATAATTCTTCCAGACAGGCTTCTTTGAAGCACTGTCAACATATTGTACGCCCATCAGAACGCCTAACGCTTGGGTAGTACCCCCACTTGTGGCACCAGCATGATCTATCACACCCGCCGCAGTGGGTACGCATAGAGAGTACTGGTAAATAGCGTTAGTATTGTTGGAAGCGATTTCATACTTGGTTATACCAGTAGTATTTGCCGCAGCACCAACAAGCCCGATAGGACGAAGACCGTAGGCAGTAGTTTGATTTGCCATGATAGTTTTCTCCTAATAGAGCGACCCTACTGTTTTCGAGGGCCACCAAAGGTTACACGAGATTGACGATCAGGTTTAGCAATCGTCATGGTTGAATGTGCATTCTCACGCATCATATCGTAATCTACAGCTTGCATCTGATCGTGACTTTTTCCAGCAAAGTACTGACGACGCTCTTCTACTGTTTCTAACGGTATTCTTGCAAGAAGCAATCCGCCTGTTCCAATTACACCTTCATATTTACCTGATTCAACTACCGGGGCCTCAAAGTCTGGGTACTCATCCTTTCGAACAAGCTCATAACCTTCGCGCAGTCTTGCGCTAATGTTTTTAGTATCATCAAATCCACGCGTTTCAGCACGAATATAACGATGCTTATAACCATCCGGTGCAGGTGGTGCATCCAACATAGACGGGGGAGCCCACGGCTTACGCTGCGCCGTTTTTTCCCTAGTTTGGTTTGCGCGAGAAGTTCGCTTAATGGGTTGATCTATATTTTCTATACTCATTCTACTTACTCCTTCACGTATTTCGCGTATTCACTTAGCGGCACACCCAATTTTTTCGCTATTGTAACTTGGCTAGGGGTGAGTCTAACCTTTTTCCCACTGCTGCGCCCAGAAGTTTGACGTGATACCCCTGCAACCGTCTGAGCGGATCGCTTACTGGGTTTCGCCTCTCCGTTAAAAGCAGTAGAGAGTCGTGTATCTAATTCAATATAATACTCATCGCTAGTCGGGTCAAACCCTTCGTCTTCAACAAGCTTTTTATGTATTCCAAAAGCCGCAAAGGTTCGCGCCTCGTCATTACCAAACCATTTGTTTCTTTCCGCCCACTCTTCAGCTTTTACATCAGGCCGACGTATTTGTGGTTGAGGTGCAGGTTGAGGTGCAGGCTCTTGATTTAAAACACTTTTTTGTTGTTCCTGTTGATGTCTAGCCTGATTAGCGCGGTCATTTTGTGCAGAAAGAGCTATTAATTTCTTATTGGCTTCTACTTGCGCGGCGGTATCGCCAATTTCCATAGCATGAGAATATTCTTTTTCAGCTTGCGCCATTTCAGAAGTTACTCTGTTACTAAATTCCGCTACATAACTGTTATCTAAAGCATTAAAACGCTGCTTTAACTGTTGTGATTCGGCGTGAACTTGTTTTGCATAATTTACCGCTTCGGCTTCACGCCTCTCGGCTTCACGCATCTTTTTTGTAAGCCGATCAATGCGCTTTTGCGTAGCACTTTCCGCTTTCTGAAACTGATCCTTCTCAACAACCTCAATTTCCGACTCTTTAGAATCAATGGGAGGGGCCGAAACCTCTACCTCTGTTTCATTCTCAGCAATATCTAACTCTAATTGCGCTTCTTCCGCCATCTTTAACTCCTAGTAATGTAAAATGTCTTCGGGATCATTAATCTTGGCTAAAATCTCGTCATCATTCAAAATTCTAACCTCACCACCGTCTATATTAAAGCGAGAACCCGCATAACGGGCAAACATTACCCAATCTTTCTCCGCGCACCACGGGCCAGACGGAAATTTTTCAGAATCTTTATATGCTAAAGAACCCACTTTTAATACATAACCCACTTGAGTAGACACTTGTTGCTGTTCAACAACTTGATCTGGCAAATAAACGCCCGATTCAGTCTTCCCTTTGCCCCTATACGGCAAAATTAACAATCTCCAACCAGTGGGGGAAGGCATTCTTTCTAGAAGAGAACCACCAATAGCCTCTGGATTTAACACTTTGGGCTGTTGATAAGCTTCGGAAAGGCTGGCTACAGCCTCTTTTACTCCGGTCAAATCGACCTTTGCACTTTCAGTCATCGTTTTGCTCCTGTTTATTTAGCAGGCTCTTGAGTTCCTGTTCCACATGAGAAAGAGATTCTAAAGAACCCATTAACTCACGATATTGTTCCATAGACTTTACGTTGCCATACTGTAAAAAATCAACAATATTTTGTCTTTTTTCCCGTATAATTCTATAAACAGCTTCGGCAACATATATTTCACTCATACCACTGTGTAAGACTTTCTCAGAGAATATGCAAGCAACTTATTACATTAATTCAAAATGAGGGCCATCTATAAAGGGCCGACGATTTTGTGAACGACGAAGGTCAACATACGCATTCATAGCAGCCTCTGCGCTGCCTTCCCAGGACCGAAAGTCGTTTATGTGCCAAGCCGCTCCCCACCGAATTTTTGCTCCAACAGCAATAGCAGCCTCTTTCATGGCGTCGGCAATTTCATCATACAATTTCAACTCCCACCGGATTCCATTTACATAAGCAGCTAAATCAACAGCATTGCCTTCAATATGTTTACTTTTCATCGTTTTAGATGCGCCTTTTTCAACCAGTTTTCGTTGTTCCTCAATTGTTCGCAACCCACAAATACACGAAAAATCCTGTGAAGTGACGGTAATAGCATACTTCACGACTGAGACTAAGCGTTCATCAACCCCTTCTAATTTTTTCAAACTGCCATTACCTAATTTATATCCCATGTACTTTCTCCCTATTTAATCCTCATATACTTTGAAACCGCTCGATTTCCAAACCAAAACGCCATTATAGCCGCAAATAATCCAGCCGTGGCATCATCCCAGAGAATGGTTAAAGATCCTCCTAAATCATGCCCTGTGTCCATTAGAGCAACAAGTGCTGTCACTTTAATGGCAACGAAAAGCCCAAAAAAACAATAAGTAATGACAGGGCGGACAGAACCTCGAAGTGCGTTAATAAAACCTCCTGCATCAATGCTATCATGTTTATATAACCCTTCCTGTTCTTTAATTTCTGCTTGTTTGTCTAAAATGTCAATTTTCAACTCGGCACGTTTGGACATCATTTCCATTTCAAGTTGCATACGTTCCAGGCTGTGTTTGTGTTCTTGCCCTGCCCTAAAATAATTTAATACTTCAGGTAAAAAAGAAGTACCAAATCCTAATAAACTTCCAAGTAGTGTAATCATTTATTCGTAACTTCCTTCCCCATCCAGATAGCAAACGCACCAGTCATCGCACCAGTTACGACACTAATTAAGCCTGCCTGTTGCGTAGATAGATCAGGTTGAGATAGTGCCCATTCAATACATCTAATATAAACCCCTGTCATCACAAGCATCATTAGTCTAGGTAATATTTTCCAATCGTCTAACCAAATTTGTGCCATTTAAACCTCCACATCTACAAGTTGACCTTGTTCCGCATATTTTTTAATTTGCAACCTATCATAAGAAAACTTATCTGCCAACTGCTGCTGCTCAAATAACGCTTCAGCCCTATGAGCCTTGT